GCCCTGGCGATGACCTCCGGCCCCAACCGATGTCTAGAGGACAATTAATCTCGGCATATAAAGAAATCCAAGGTCTTTGGCTTAATACTGGTGATGTTGGAAATCAAGAAAGTGATGATTATGACAGAGAGGATTTTCAGAGAAACATTGCCAGGATATTTTCACATATTTCCAGAGAAATTTCTTCTTCACTTGACTTGTTTAGATTAATGAATATGATGATAGATGATATAAAACGTCAAAACACGAATTAAAATAAAATTATTGGAAAAATAAATGGCAACAACATTTAAAAATTTATCAGAGAATGACAGGACAAGTTTTAGAACATTATTGCATGAAGCAATTCCTATCACAGGAACAATCATAAATTCTGGAACATATAATAACGAAAACGTTAAAAACTTTTCACATGGTTTATTTCAACAGGTTTATGATTATCCTTATTTATCTTCATCAGCAAATCACATCTTTGATTTGTCTGTAGGGTACTCTAACAACTCTTCTTTATCATCCTCAGCAAATACTCAAAACTCTGCTAAGATTAATATGTATAATCAAATGGCAAAAGTGTTGATGGGTATTGATGTCACTGGTTCAATCAGAGAATTTGACCAAGATGGTGACTTAACTGGTGGAACAAAACTAAAAGAAGTTGTATTTCTTAACTTTGCAAGAATTCTGAACAAAGATGAAATCAAGAAAGGTTCTTTTCAACTTGAACTAGGCATGTCAGCAAGTTATTGGGCACCAAATCATGAAACAGTCCTTGTTAAAGATACAGCAGCAACTTCTTCTTGGAAAACAAACAGTCCAGCCGGTGATTATGGAATTCTTACGGCTTCAAATAACACGGGAACACCATTAACAACTGATGGTTCAATTTGTGGCTTGGTGTTTTACCAAGCTGGTGTGGCTGTTGTGACTGCATCCTTGTTTTCTCCTGCTGTTTCAGGTGGATTGTTGGCGTCAACAAGTCTTGTGGAGTTTAATAGTGGTTCAACATATATTTCAAGTGTGGATGAAGTGTTAACAGGTTCATCAATTTCAGGCGCATGTGATAATATTCGTCAAAGATGGACGAATCACAACATGAACAACACGATTGAATTAAACTCAACAGTTTATTTTGTTCGTATTGGCCACAATGAGTTTAACTATAGTGCCAACCCCACATATCTTTCCGGTAGTAAAATTAGGGTAAAGAATAACAAACAAGACCCTCCAGTGAGTTATGTAACTTCAGTTGGTTTGTATTCACCTGATAATGTTTTAATGGCTCTTGCTAAATTGAGTGAGCCATTAAAAGTGAATAATAGTTCAGATATAACATTAAGAATTCGCAACGATTTCTAATCTTTATTTTTAGAACAAATAAAGAAATCATATGACCTTTTATGGAACTCCTATTTATAGGAAGGAAATAAAAGGTTTTTTTATATGGAAGATAAAAATGAGTTTATATAAATTTGAAAATAATGATGTTTTAAGACATAGAATAAAGACATATCCTGAGAGTAACTTCTTTATCTATGAAGGTTCAATGTATTACAACAACAATCCAATTATTAGCGGAACATTAACAGGAAATATTGGAAATATTCCGCCAGGATATATAAGTTTACATGAACTAAACATTGACAGAAGTCCATTGATGCACACTTACAATGCAGACACACAAACCGGACAAAAACACTTGATTTTTCCTTTTACAGAGAAATCAAACAATGCTTATGACTCTACATTCAAGACAGTATCTTCAGCTTCTTTTTTCTCTAAAAAGCCAACGATTGATTCACAAGGCAATTTTATCCTCCCTCAGATAACTTCAAGTTACCCTATGTCTGCAAGTATTTCTGTGCATCATTATAGTAACAATTCAAATAGAACATCTTCTTATATTGACGCCTTAAAAAATATCACTGATTATTATTCTGTGTTGAGTCCTCACTATCAATACAATTCAACTTTATATTCGAGAGATTTTAATGTTGTTGAGTTATGCTTGGTAGATATTCCCAAGATTTTTTATGGGAATAGGATAAAGAAGGGTTCTGTTCTTTTAAGACAAATTATCACAGGAACATTGGTTTCTGAGTTGCAGGATATTAACAAAAATGGAGAGCTTGTTCAGACATATGGTTCTCAAAACAGTGGAACAATTAATGGAATTGTGTTATATAATGAGGGAACAATAATTTTAAGCGGAACAGAAACCATTAATTCTGCTCACACTGAAGATTATGTTGGAACAGGAGCAACTACCCCGAAATGGGTTTATTTTGGCTCTTCTTTATCTGGGAACTCAACTCAAAACACTTCATATGAATTAAACTTCAAGGGTGAAAATACAATTGAGGTGTTAAATATGATGGCACATGCTAGCAAGAATGAATTAAATCATTCCAACAACTTGACATATATTCGTTCCGGTTCAATTCAAAGTGATATTGTTACGAGAAACCTTTTTCAGGAACAATCAAACAAAAAGATTGTAAATTTGGTATCAAGTTCTTTTGTTTCCCCTACAGGCTCTTTTGAGAAGATTACGTATTTGTCTGAGGTTGGAATTTACGATAAAGATAAAAATTTAATTGGTATTGCTAAACTAGCAACTCCATTAAAAAAGACGAAAAACAACTCATTTTCTTTGCGCCTGAAGCTTGACATTCAGTAGAGTAATGGCTATAATGTTCCCAGGAGAAAACCCTCATGATTCTCGGCCTGGACTTATCCACCTCAATAGCGGGCGTTTGTGTACTAAATTTAAAGGATGAAATTGAATTAGTTGACGCAATTGACCTAAGAAACAAAAACAAATATACGGACATTTTTGAAAAGGAACAATATGTATATGACTATCTATTAAAACTTCGAAAAAACAACAACATAACAAAAATAGTAATAGAAAAAAAGAATCTATCCTTTAAAAAGGGATTCTCCTCAGCAAAAACATTATCCGTGGCATCTTCTTTTAATGGAGTTGTTAGCTGGATGTGTTATCAAATCTTCAATATTAAACCAACTTATATCTTTTCTACTTCTGCAAGAAAAAAAGTTGGAATAAAAATTCCCAAAAAATCTGATTCTAAAAAAGTTGTTCTTCAATATATGATTGATAATAACTTTTTAGATGTTGAACTTACCCATAAAGGTAATCCAAAACCGAAATTTTATGATATGGCTGATGCTATTGTCATAGCGAAATCATATCTTTCCTCCTAACTTAACAAAACTTGGTGATACATGAAAAAAGGAACATTGGAGCTTGGTGAAGGCGAAAATTATCTCTCTATACATTTGGGTGACAAAATATGCTTTCTTCTTTGGACAAAAGAACATGATGTAAAAATAGAGGGTGATAACTTTTGCTCCTATCCTCTCAGAAATACTCGAAGCTATGGAGATAAAAATGAAAATAGGTGATATTGAATATGGATGTATCTCCACAAATGGAGCAAACCTTATTCTTCAATTACAACCTGGATATGAACTTTTTATTTCAAACTATCCTCCAGATAATTTCTTTTTTACGCTTTCAGAAAAACCAGAAAAGTTTGATAAGTTTTTAATATCTCCTAGTCGGGAAGTTTACAAAGAAGGTCTAAAAATACATTGAAATGATTCAGCAATTAGACATATTGAAACAGATAATGAAGTTTGGACAAAAACAGGGTCAAGAGTACTTGTTTTGGTGCGATTTTTGTCCAGATATGCATCATAGACCAAAGTTGTCAATTAACTTCCAAAAAGGAAAGTATAAATGTTGGATATGTGAAGCAAGAGGTAATAATTTATATTATCTTGTGAAAAAGTTTGGAACATTCTCAGTTCAGCAGCAATGGCTGGAGATAACGAATCAAGAAGATATAACAGATTTCGAGGTTATCTTTTTTGGGAAACAAGAGAAGCAAAAGATTGAAACAAAGGTTGAGTTACCAAAAGAGTTTGTTTCGTTATCTAAATTAAAGGGTCCAGAATATGTTCAAGCTCAGCAATATTTGATTGGACGTGGGCTAACAAGGTATGATATAATAAGATGGAGAATTGGATGTTGTTTATCTGGTTATTACAAAGATAGAATCATTTTTCCTTCTTTTGACGAAAATGGAAGCTTAAATTATTTTGTCGCAAGGACATTCAAAAAAAGTGGCTTCCCAACATACAAAAACCCAAAAATATCAAAGAACATTGTTTTCTGTGAATTAGATTTGGATTGGAGAAAGGACGTTTTGTTGGTTGAAGGTGTGTTTGATTTTTGGGACAAAGAAAATTGTGTTCCTTTGTTGGGCTCATCTTTGACACAAAAAAGTGTTTTATTAGATAAGATGGCTGAGAATGGAACTTGTGTTTATGTTGCGTTGGATAAGGATGCGAAACACAAAACATTGAAGATGTTGCAATTGTTTTTGTCTTATGGTTTGTGTGTTTATTTGGTGGATACAAGGGGCTTTAAGGATGTGGGGGAAATTCCCAAAAACATTTTCGATAAAAGAAAAAAACAAGCCGAATTCATAACTCCAGATAATATTGTAACTTTATTTTCAATAATGAACATATAAGGAATAATCTAATGAATTGTTTGCCAGACTCCAAGTTCAGAAAAGGTGATTTAATTCTTTCGGAATGGGGAAGTTGTAGAATTGTTTTGAAAAGAGGCGAAAAACTTGAATATTTATTTGTTGGCCTTTTTATATGCCACTTAAACGAAGCAAGAGAAGAAAAGTTTAATAATTCATGTTACCAAAAATTAACTTATTAAAATGATAGGGAAAGTATGTTAAAAATTGCTCATATTTCTGACACACATATTCGGAATCAAAAATATCATGTTGAATATAAAATTATTTTTGAGAAAATTTATGAAAAGTTAAGACAATCGAATATTGATATTATAATTCATACGGGCGATATTGCTCATACAAAGACTCAATTGTCACCTGAATATTTTTCTTTATGTACAGATTTCTTTAAGAAGTTGTCTGATATTGCACCATTGTACATTCTTCCTGGGAATCATGATGGAATCCTAAGGAACCTTGATAGGCTTGATGCTATTTCTCCTGTTATAGAGGCTCTTGGGAGCAATAAAATTCATTATTCTCGTGATTCTGTTGTTTACAGACATAAAGGCGTCAATATTTTCACTTGGTCCTTGTTTGATACAAACAATTGGCAATATCCTGTTAACACAGATGAAATCAATATTTGTTTGTATCATGGTGCAGTCTGGGGAAGTAAAACAGACAGTAATTATCAAATAAAGCACAGTTCTGACCTGAATGTGGATAGCTTTCAGGGTTTTGATTATGCTCTTTTGGGTGATATTCATAAATCAAATCAAGCGATGGATGTGGATGGCAAAATTAGATATGCTGGTTCGACAATTCAGCAAAACTTTGGAGAAACTGACGATAAAGGTTTTTTGATTTGGACAATTGAAGGCAAAGATGCTTTTAGTGTCGAACAGGTTATCATCCCAAATATAAAGCCATTTGTAACGATAGAACTTAATGATGATGGAACTTTACCAAGTAATTTAAACATCAAATCTAGTTCAAAAATAAGAATCATTTCAAACATCTCCCTATCTCCAGATTATATCAAAAAAATCTCCTCAATTGTTCAGGATAGGTTTTCACCAGAATTTGTATCTTTTGTGAACAAAGGAAACAAGAAACATCAAGAAAAAGATACAAATTATGTTTTAGGTAATATTAGAGATGTCCAAACTCAAAACCAACTTATAAGAGAGTATTTTGAGGGATATAACTTACCTGAAATGGAACTGCAAAAACTATTCAAGCTAAACAATCAATTAAATTCTGATGCAGTTAGCAATAAGACATTTCATGGTGTTACTTGGGAGTTGCTTGAACTTGAATGGGATAATCTATACAATTATGGAGAGTCAAATCAGATTGACTTTTCTAATTTGGAAGGTATTGTTGGTATTCTTGGGAAGAATGGCTTAGGAAAATCATCAATCTTTGGTTCTTTATTGTTTTCCTTGTTTAACTCTGATTCAAAACCCTCAAGAAAGAACGTTCACTATGTAAATCAGAATAAAGATTATGCAGTAAGCTCTATAAAGTTGAGATTGGGAAACAAAATTCTTCATATTAAAAGAGACATTAAAAAGTATTTGAAGAATTTAAAGGGAAATGTGACTGAGGAGGCCAAGATTACGTGTGATTTCTTTATTGAGGATGAAAATGGCAACTTACAGAACCAAACAAAAGAGTCACGCTCCTTAACAGATTTAGAGATTCAAAAATACATTGGTGACTTGGATAGTTTTCTAATGTCATCTATGATGTCACAAGATAATTTTGTTAATTTTATTGATTGTGGGCCAACAAAAAGAAAACAGGCCATTGCAAGGTTTCTTGGGTTGGACGTTTTTGAAAAGAAACATGAAATTGCCAAAGAACAAAAGAAAAAGTTCGAAATCTTAATTGGCGACAAAACAGAAAGCCACTTCTCGGTGAAAATTTTAGAGTTAGAACAACTCCTTCAGGAAAATGAAGATCTTGGAAAACTTCAGAAAACTCATTGTGAGCAATATAAACAGAAAATTGCAATCTTTAAAGAACAACTAGAGAGAATACAGGAAAAGATTGAAACTCTAAAGATTAAGCCTTTGTCTTTATTAAGTTTGAAGTTGGATTTGGAGAACATTAACAATAAAATTCAAAAAAACAGCCAAAGAATAAAAAAACAGGAGTTAACTTTAAGCCAATCTAAAGTTCTTTTGGAATGTCAAGACAAGCAGCTGAAGATTGTTAATGTTTTGGAAAAAGAACAAGAGCATTCTTTATTGGATGATAAAGTTAGAGAATTAGAACAAATTAAGATTGAATATAAACAAAAGAATCTTAATTTCAAGTTAAAACAGAAACAAGTAAAACTTTTAAAGGAAGTTCCATGTGGTGACACATATCCTCAATGTAAGTTTATCAAAGATGCTTGGGAAATCAAAGAAGAAATCAACATCATTCGAGATTTACTTCAGGAACTTAAACTCAAAAAGGAAAGTCTACAACAAACTCCATATAAAGACCTAAGAGAAAAAATTAAAAATGAAATAAAAGAACATCAAACTCTTAAAAACAACAAACTTAAACTAGAATCAACAGTTTATAAATCTGAATTAAAAGTAAACAAATTAAAATCCGAATTTGATTCTCTATTACAAGAACAAGAGTCAATCCAGGAGCAAATTGATTTTTATAATGATAACAAGGAGTTATATGAAAATTCACATCACCATCATGAAATTCACAAAGAAATAAAAAAACAAATTGATGTCATGTCAAAAGAATTTGTTTCTTGTGAGGCAAAGTATATTTCGCTAATAAAGGAAAATGGCTCCTTTCAACAACAACTAGAAACTTTAAAGCAAGAAAAACTAGACTTCTCAGAATATTATTCTCAATTACAGTATTATTCTTTGTTGACAAAGGCTTATCACCCTAATGGAATTCCATCTTATGTAATCAACAAACAAATCCCTCTCATCAATGATGAAATTGCCAAAATTCTACATGAAATTGTAGAATTTTCTATATATCTTGATTCTGAGGGTGGTAAGTTTCAGTGTTATATCAAACACCCAAAATATGATTATCGTCCAATTGAGGGAGCAGGAGGAGCGGAAAAAGCATTTGCTGACCTTGTTATTCGTTTATCTCTTTTGAATGTCTCTCAGAAGCCCAAAAGTAACATTTTTATTTTGGATGAACCAGGAGTTAACTTCGATGAAAAAAACCTAGAAGGGTTTGTTAGAATTTTAGATGTTTTGAAGAGTTATTTCAAAACAATATTTTTGATTAGCCATATGGATGGCTTAAAAGACATTGTTGATGTGATTTTAGAAATTGATAATAATGATGGATATGCAAAGGTGAACATATAATGATTAGAAGAAAAGATATTGAAAGGGGAGACTTGATTATATCGCCCCTAACACAGCTTTATCTTGCTGTTGATAACACAGCAGGTAAAGATGACACCACGAATTTAATTTCTTTGCATTATTATGATGGCAAAATAAAATTGCTAAATTTTGGAAATAATTCTAGTCATCGCTGCTTTGCTTATAGAGATTATGAACTAAAAACATATCGAAACAAAGATAAAAGGGGTTAAACAATGAGTCATGCATCGAAACGACATTCAAATTTCCTCATGTCTGGTGGTAAAAAGGGAGATTTGGTTATTTCGGAAGATTCCAGACATGCTTATATTTTGTTAAATGAAAATAAAAGATACCAGGGTCAATTCTGGTATTTTCAACTTGAAACTTTATCTCTTTGTTTTCATCGCAATACTAGAGAATGTGTGAGGTTTTATTATGATGAATAAAAGAGTTCAACTTGAAGCAATAAATAAAGGTGATGTGATAATAACTGCAATAAATTCAATAATTCTAAATCTTTCTCCTGGTTGCGTCTTCTGGAGATGGAATGGCAAGTGGAATATAGAGTTTCATAGTGAAATTGCTGGAGTTGGCTACAAAGCTTTGTTAAAATATTAAAACAAAATTGAATAGGTGTCTTGAAGGGATTCTGATTAATCAGAATCCCTTTTTTATTGTCTATTTACAATTGTTCACAAAAGGAAAACAATTATGTCCAGAAAAAGACATTTTTTTGATAAATGTGTAGAAAGAGTAATATCCCGTAAATTTCTTGCTTGGGTGGTTGCGACCACTTTGTTGTTGATAAGTGCATTCACAAAATTTCTTATCTTAAAATCTGAGGATTGGGTCATTATCACCGCAATTTATATTGGTGGTCAAGCCGTTGTTGACATTTTTACAGCAATAAAAGGCAACAAATCATCCACGATAACAAATGTCTTGCAAAATGTCTCACCCAACACAAACAAAAACAACAATTCTGAAAACAAAACAGTAAAAGAAATCAAAAAAGACCCAAGCCAAGAAAAAGACACATCAAAAGACAGACCAACATCATTTGGAGGAACAAAATGAAAAAATTATGGATTTGGATAAAGACATATTGGAAGCCAATCCTCACCATCCTCCTCTTGGTGGTTGTTGGCGTCGTCACACTGTCTATTTTTAGAAGGAAGGGTAGACTCCAAGAAATTCTTTCCAAGGCTTCTGAGTCTTATGAGAAGCAAATAAAATCAATTAATGAATCAAATGAGAGAGAAAAGGTTGAAAGGGAAGAAATCAGGAAAAAGTATGATAAGATAAGGAAGGATGTGGAGGAGAAGTATAAAAAGGAGAAGAAAACTTTAAAGGCAAAAGAAAAAAAGAAATTAAAGAAGATGATTAAGAAATATAAAGACAATGAAAAGAAATTGTCTAAAGAAATAGCTAAAGAATTTGGATTAGAACATGTTGAATAAAATTCGTATGTTATGTTTCTGCTTTATTATATGTTTTTCACAAAATGTTTTCGCAAATAAAATTACAGTCCTAAAAAAAGACAAAAAAGCCCCCTTCTCAGGTTATTTGTTAACCGCAGAAGCACTTTTAAAACTAAGACAAGCCAAAATAAACGAAAAAAACAGATGTAACCTGGAAATTCAATATATAAAGAGCAATGTCAAGATTAATAGAAACTTTGCTTTAGAATTGTGTAAAAACAACAAAAAAAATACTGAGAAGCGCTTAAAAGGTCTTTTGAATATCCAAAATAAGGAAATAAAGTTTCTGAGGGAGAAGGCTGTTAAGGGGAGTGGAATTAATTTGGTTCCATTATGGATAACGTTGGGTTTTATTGGTGGAGCGGCAATAACGGTGGCTGTTGTGTATGGATTGGTTCCGGCAGTGCAAAATTTCGTTCAAAAGAACAATAATTTGAGAGTTGAGTTGAAATAATGGACAAAAACAAGAAAGAGCAATTTTTGAAGCAAATGGAGAAGGCAATTTATGACCATTATGGTTTGGATGCTATAAAGGTTCCAGAAGATGATTGGGATAAAGAGAGAGAAGAAGAATTTTTGAAACAATGGAAAAATAAAGTAAAAAAAGACATTGTTTTGGAAAAGTTCCATGAAGTTGTTAATGTTGGTGGTATAAGTATGCCTCAAAAACTAATTAATAGGAAAAATGGAATAAAAAATTGCTCCATTTGTAAAAATAAATGTAAAACAATTGACGATGATGTGATGTACATTAAATATAGTTGTTGTTATAAGTGTTACATTAACCATTTAGAAGGACAAGAAAAAAATAATGTCAAATTTTAATGAAATTTTAAAGAAAATCATTATTGAAGAAATGAATCTTCAGGAAAGGCCAAAAACTCCTCAACAGATGGCTCCTCCTCCAGGATTACCTCATCAGCGACAAACTCAACAAACTAACAATGTTCCAAACATCGGTGAATTAACATTTAGTGCGTTGTTAACAGATAATAAAAACCTAACAATGCAACTGGTTAATATGTTATATAGCAGAGAATACAAAGATTACGAACTCGAGCTTCGCCCTCCTGGTGCGTCGGGGAACTTCTTTTTATCTAGACTTCTAATGAGTTTAAGTAATATTAGGTATTTTCCAAGTGGACAACAGACCCTACTTCTTTTGGAGCAATTTATTGCTGGTATGGCTAAAGTTGCCAAAGAAAGACAGTCAACGCTTAATCAAAATCAATCTTCTGGTGACAGAGGAACAACTTATCAAGAACCACATCGATAAACAAATATTGGAGAAATTAAATATAATGTCAGATTTTACAATCACAAAAAAAAGATTACAACAAATAATCAAGGAAGAAATTGATTATGTTTCCGAAGAACTTGAAGATATTTCTGAGGATACTCTTGAAGAAAGCTTATGGGGCTCGATCAAGAGTAAATTTGGTGGAAAGGATTGGGATGAAGAAAATGAGAAGCTGGATGACAGCCCCTCAGGGGAATTGGAAAATGACGTTCATGGAAAGTTATCAAAGTTAACTAATTCTTTAAAACAATTTCTTCAAACAGGACGTTTAGATGGAAACTTCCAGACTCTTTTGTCTAGACCAGTTAGACACCCCTTCGGAAAAGGCAACCTTATGAGTGACCTACAAGAATCATATGAAGATAAAAATGCTCAACAAATAGCTCGTTTAAAGAGAAAAAAAGAGATGCGTCGGAAAGGAAATCGGATGTCTTCACAAGGGAGAGTGCCAATTTCCGGTATCGAGAAGGGTGTAGATAAAGATTTAGATGGGCAAAGCTCTTTAGATCCATCTAAAGAGTTTGCAGGAAAAAACAAGGGTAAAACAACACAAAGTCAACAATTATTATATCGAATTTATGATGAATTAATGGAGCTACAAAAAGAACTCATCCCGCGACAAACTCGTTCTGCAAGCGCTATAACAGCAACAGGTGGACAAGTCGGTGGCCCAGAACATGGTCGTTTTGGATTTGGAAGTCAACAAAATGAATAAAAAACAAGTAAAGCAAATCATTTTAGAAGAAACAATGAAGGAATTTATGACATCAGACACCAATTCTGCTTATCATGGCAAGGTTATTGGAAAATTTGATGAATTAATTGCGGTAATGAAGGAAGATTTGGGTCCACAGATTATAAAGCTTTTGAAAATGTTGGTCACAGGTCAGCAACCAGGAAAGTCTTTTGCTGGTCAAGAAGCAGAACATGATATTGCACCAATTGTATCAATGGGTGGGAAAAGACCTTCAAACCCATCAGTATCACAACCAACACAACCTTCAAAACAAAAATTTAGAGAATAATAATAATGAATATTTTAGATGTTATTCAAGGAATTTCTAATTGCATCCATAAAACACATGATGGTGCATTAGATAAAGATGGACAACCAGTGAAAATTGGCCTGAAAAGAGAAAAAGGGAATCCTTTAACTGACAAACGAGTTATTGATGGATTTTCAATTCGATTTCAAGGAAAGCATATGGTTGTTGTTTATCAGAGTGAAATTTCTTTGAAAGATATGCATAAAAAGAGTTTTGAAGGTGATATTCAAGATGTTTTTGACGATATTATTTCTTTTATCAAAAAAGAATATAAATCAAATGATTTCAAGAACAAAAAAGGGAAAACCTTAAAACTTAAACAACTTGGAGAGATTGACGTTGATGCAAGAAGTTTAAATATGCATAGAAGTTGGGTCGAGGCTTCAGCAGTTTTTGAAATTGGTGGTTTGTCAAAAGAACAAAAGAAAGATAACCTTAACGAGACAATAAAAAGATTTTTAAACTTTTTGGATGATGAATAATGGCTCGAAGGTTATCTCTAACCAAATCTCAAATAAAAGAAGAAATCATAAGATGTGGTAAAGACCCCGTTTATTTCTTGTGCAATTATGCAAAAATATCTCATCCCAAAAAAGGTGAGATATTGTTTAATACATTCGATTACCAAGAAGACCTTCTCAGAAAATTTAGAGATTATCGTTATAATATCATTCTTAAAGCTAGACAACTTGGTATTTCAACTATTGTTGCTGGTTATATTGCATGGTTAATAAATTTCTATAAATACAAAGAAGTCTTGGTTATCGCAACCAAACAACAAAAAGCTCAAAATATCCTCAGAAAAGTCAGAACCATCCTCACTAAAATGCCTTCTTGGTTAAAATTATCTGATTTTGCAAACGACAATCGAACCCTTATTGAATTAGAAAATGGCTCAAGATGTGCCGCAGAATCTACAGCCGGTGATGCTGGTCGTTCAGATGCACTTTCTTTATTGGTTATTGATGAGGCTGCTCATATTGACAATATGGATGAGATTTGGACTTCAATTTATCCAACTGTAAGTGTTGCAGGTTCAGTGATTGGGTTATCAAGTCCAAAAGGTGTTGGGTCATGGTTTCACAAAACGTGTGTTGAGGCTCAAACAGGAGAGAACGAATTTTTATTAACAGAGTTAATGTGGGATGTTCATCCTGAGAGAGATGAAGCATGGTTCCAGAAAGAAACAAAGAATTTTTCTGAACGGGAAATTGCACAGGAATATATGTGTGCTTTTAACGCTTCTGGACATACAGTTATTGACCCGAAACACATTGAGAAATTAAAAAACAACATCCAACAACCAAAATATAGAACAGGATTTGATAGAAATTATTGGATTTGGAAGGATTACAGTCCAAAGAACACTTATCTTGTTTCCGCTGATGTTGCTAGGGGCGATGGAGAGGATTATTCAACGGCTGTTGTGTTAAATCTAGAAGATATGGAAATTGTTGCTGAGTATAAGGGAAAACCTTCACTAGATGTATTTTCATCATTTTTGGAGAACACTGCCAAGGAATATGGTGGTGCAATGTTGGTTGTTGAGAACAACAATGTTGGTTTTACTGTAGCTAGCACAATAGAAGAGCAAGGATATAGGAATCTATATTACTCAAAAAAAGGGACACATATATATGTTGACCCTATTGTAGCATTGTCTGATTCTACGGTTATTCCTGGTTTTACGACTACAGTGAAAACTAGACCATTAATTATTGCAAAATTAGAAGAATATATTCGATTAAATGTGTTAAAATCTCCTTCTGGAAGGTTCATTCATGAATTGGACACATTTGTTTGGAACAATGGAAAGCCTGAGGCTCAACGAGGTTATAATGATGACTTGGTTATGGCGATGGCTATTGCTTGTTGGGTAAGGGACACAGCAATCATTAACTCTACAAGAGAAGGTGAATACAAAAAGGCTTTATTGAATTCTTTTTCTGTTGGGAGAAAGATTCTTGATACGAGCATTCCTGGTATGCACATTGGTTCAATAAAGGAATCTGGAAGAAGACTAGAAAAGCAGTTTAGAGAACAACACAATCATCAACAGCAATTTCCTTGGTTGTTTGTTGGATAATATATAGAAAACCATTTTTGGAAAACTAATGACAAAAGAAAATACAAGAAATAAAGATAATGCCTTATACAAAGCATTAACAAGATTATTCTCAGGCCCCATTACAAAAAGAAGAAGACAACTTCATTCTCGTGAACGTCGTCAAGACATTGACAAATATAGAAGCCAATTTAATGATGTCGCTGGTCAACCATTTAAGCTACATTCCAGAGACTTCTTCCAACACATGTCCACTCGTTATCTCTCTGAACAACAACGAGCAGAAAGATATGCAGACTTTTCACAAATGCTATTTCTTCCTGAATTGGCTGCCGCCCTCGACCTTTATGCAGAAGAAATCACAACAAAATCTTTATTCCAAGAACTTGTCAAAATTAACTGCCCCAATCAAGAAATCAAATCAATCCTACATGAATTCTTATATAATGTCCTGAATATTGATGCAAACTTGTTCTACTGGACAAGGAACATGTGCAAAGATGGAGATTTCTTTCTTTATCTAGATATTGATGAAAAATTAGGTATCAAAAATGTCATTGCACTTCCAACAAGAGAAGTTGAACGAATAGAAGGGCAAGACTTAACAAATCCAAATTATACACAATATCAATGGAACTCTGCCGGAATGACTTTTGAACCCTGGCAAGTCTCTCACTTTAGAATTCTTGGTGATGATAGATATGCGCCCTATGGTAGTTCAATATTCGAACCTGCTAGACGTATATTTAGGCAGTTGACACTTTTGGAAGATGCAATGATGAGCTATCGAGTTGTCAGGAGTTCGGAGAGGCGTGTATTTTACGTTGATGTTGGAAATATTGCTCCAGATGAAGTCGAGCAATATATGTTGAAGTTTCAAGCAGAGTTAAGAAAGAATCAAATTGTCGATACCACAACAGGTAAGGTGGATTATAGATATAACCCTTTATCACACTATCCCTTCGATACCATCGAGCTTTTGGACGGTTCTAGAAAAACATTTAAACAATTATCTGAGGAGTGGTCAGAGGGTGAAGAGTTTTATACTTGGTCATTAAACGAGGAACATAAGCCCATTCCTGCAAAAATATTGTGGGCAGGACAGACTCAACAGAATGCTCAATTTATAGAAGTTGAATTAGATGATGGTCAAAAAATAAAAACAACTCCTGAGCATAAGTGGATGTTGAGAGATGGTACTTTAATTGAAGCAGAAAATTTAAAAATTGGTGATTCATTGATGCCATATTATTGTTCGAAAAACAATAGGTTAAAGAAATATTCGAACAAAGACAATTTTTACACTCAAATTTACAATCCTTTGTCAAATAAAAGAGAAAGTTGTCACAAACTTGTAATGGAACATATGGAGGGGAAATATAAGTGGCCTTATATTGTTCACCATAGAAATCATGTTAAATTTGATAATAGACCAACAAATTTACAACTAATGACACAAAGTGAACATATGAAGGCCCACAAAGAGTTAGTTGAAAATTTATTAAAATATGCTAAATCCCCAGAAGGAAGGCAAAAATCTAGGGAAACTTTGGCAAAAACTAGAAAAGCGCACAATAATTTTAAAGAGCATGCGACAGAGCTTTGGAAAAATCCAGAAGTTCGAAAGAAGAGAGTTGATAAATTAACACTTAAAACAGATTCTAGTATAATTTATTATATTTTTGAATCATTGAATGAATTAGGCTCGAATGCAAAGAATCATCAAATAATTAATTATTTGAATGAAAATGTTAACTTTATTAAATACTTGAAAGAATTGAATCCTGATTTCAAAAATGGAACAATTGATTCAATTGACAAACAAGCTTTATTAAAGCAATTGAGAAAAAACAATTTTGGTTCTTTGACTAAGGTTAAGGATTTTTATATTTCAATGAGAGTTCCTTGGAATATACTTGTTGAATATTGCGATACTAATCTTGTTAAATCTAGAAAACAGGTATACAAACATTTTAACTTAACAAAGCAAGAATTTAATCGACTTTTAAAAAACCATGATTTTGATAATGAGCGTTTTGATAATAGATTTTTAGGTGGTGGTTATTATCAAGAACTTGAATGGTCTTGTAAACAATGTAATAAAAAATTTATTGGAACAATTAGAGATAAAAACAGAAAATATTGCACTCATGAATGTTATTCAAAGTCTCTTGTTGGGCAACCAAGTAAAAAATTCACTAAAAATCCAATAATTAATCATAAAGTTGTTTCTGTTAAGTTGGTTGAAGAGAGATGTGATGCTTATGGTGTTACAATTGATAGCTCTACAAGAGTATTTCCTACATCTGGTTATAATGTCGAGTTAATTGAAGGCAAAATGGCTAAATCAGGAGTGTTTGTTAGAAATTCCGTTGAAGACGACTATTACATCGCAACCAGGGGGCAAAACAACGCTACAAGAATTGAATCATTAGCTGGTGGAACTTACACAGGTGACATTGATGATGTAAAATATCTTCAGAATAAATTATTTGCAGCCATTAAAATTCCGAAGGCGTATTTGATGGGTGGAGAAGATGGTGGATTTGAAGATAGAAGCACATTAGCTCAAAAAGATGTTCGTTTTGCAAGGACCATTCAAAGATTGCAATTATCTGTTATTAATGAATTGGAGAAAATGAGTATTGTACATCTTTACACATTAGGCTTCAGAGATGATGATTTATTATCTTTTAAATATGACTTAGCAAATCCATCAAAAATTGCAGAATTACAAGAACTAGAACACTGGAGAACAAAATTTGATGTAGCATCGGCTGCAACTGAAGGATTTTTCAGTAAGCGTTGGGTTGCCACAAAAATCTTTGGATTGTCTGAAAATGAGTTTATTCAAAACCAAAGAGAAATCTTTAGTGATAAAAAGTTTGATATGTCTCTTGAATCTGTTTTTGCTGGCGCTCAGATGGAAGATGGAGGTTTTGGTCCTGGCGCAAGTGGATTGATGGGTGGAGAAGAATCATTTGGTGGTGAAGGAGGTGATATGGAAATTCCAATTGAACCTCCAGGTGGTGAAGGTCCAGAAATGGATGTTCCCTCAGGTGAAGAGGATGCTCCATCATTATTAGCACAACCAATGGAACCTGGGAAGAGAAATGATGAATTAAAGCCGGAGCCAAAAAAAGTAAAAATCAATACAAGAGATGGTTCATATACAACTCCAGGTTCAAAAGGTAAGTTTTATAGTCCTGAGAAGTATGATGGAAGGCAAACAGGAGCTAGAAAAAAACAGATGCAATCCTTGTATTCTAAGGAGTCTTCTAAGAATACAAAAAGGGGCAGGTCATCTCAAGTTGGTAAAGATTTGTTTGGTTTAACTTCTTTGGGTAAAGGAATTTTTGAAGAAAACGATAAAACCGAGGGTGATATTGTAGTTATTAACGAAGGATTAAAATCTATTGTTAAAGTTCTAGAAGATAGAGAAGAATTCCTAAAAGAGGAAAAGGGCAATAATGATAAAACATAATAAAAAAAGGAATGTTGCTTTTCTTTTTGAATCTTTGGTCATTGAATTGTCCAAAAGTATTTTTGAGAAAAACCAGAAAAAGAAAAGTAATATTGTTAAAATTTTAAAAACTCATTTTAGCAAAAATAATATTCTTGGAAAAGAATATGAACTATACAAAAACATCTATGAAACTCAAAATATCCTCCTAGAGGATGCTCAAAGAATATTAAAAGAGTCAATCAAGGTTTATAAAACATTTGACAACAAAGTCTTATTTGAAAAACAAAGTGAGTTAATAAAAGATATTAACAAAATCCTTGATAAGAGATTTTATAACAACTTTGTTCCAAATTATAAAAGTCTTGCAACAATCTCTTCTTTGTTCAAAGATGGCCTTAACATCAAAAAGAAGATAATCATGGAAAATTTCCTATTTGAGCAAATGTGTGCAAAAAATCAAGAGAAGGAAAAATTAAAGCCTGTTGATAATCTTGTTATGGGAAGGTTTGTTGAGAGATATAACAAAAAGTATCAAAATTTCACTAAAAAACAAAGTATCTTGATAAAAGAATATATTAACTCTTTCTCAGACAATCAGTTGTCATTAAAATCTTATCTTAATGAAGAGATTCCAAATATAGAGCAAGATATTATAAAAATAAAATCCTATAAATTCATTAAAGAAAATGAATTGTTAAAAAATCAATTAAACACTGTTCATACAACATTAAAAGAGTTTAAAACAGAAGCAATCGATAAAGAGTTGATTCTTAAAATTAGTAATGTTTATGAGTTAATAAAAGAATGTCAAAATGAAGTTAACAATTAAAAGATTCGAGTCAATAAATTATGACTTAAAAATTTATCAAACAATTGATGGTAGAATTTTTGTTCGGGACCATCCTGATATTGATATTGTTATAATTCCTGAAAAGAACAAGATTGTTACATTTCCAAAGAGAGAAATGAATGAATACATTTATGGTTCACAAGACATTCTCTTTGATTTTCTTGTAAAAAGAGGCTTGATTCCTCCTGATACTATTCAAGGTGGTTCAATTTATTATTCTTTAGAAGCGTCCATAGCAATTTCTAAGTCTGATATTAATGCTATAGATATGGTGTTGATGAACATCGCTGAATTTTTAGAACAAGAAAAAGAATATTTTAAAGCAGAAGAAGATTACCACAAAGAAGTTAACCAAAGATACTCTTCTCCAGATGAAGATGAAACTACTGAACTTGGTAAAGTGCCCCATAAAGAATTTAAAGGTGCAATCCCTAGAAAACATCGACCTCACAATTATGGTGGCAGCTTTGGTGCATCTTTTTAACATAAACATCATTAGGTAAGTTTAAAATGGAACTATTATACTTTATATTCTGTTCATATGGTTTAACACAAATCTTATCCAAGGGTAAAATCTTCGATAAAATTAGACCAAAAAAATATTTCTTCACTTGTCCAATGTGTGTTGGTTTTTATGTTGGTATTTTATTATGGTCATTAAACACATACACAACATTATTCACTTTTGATTATAATCCAATTACAGGTCTTTTACTAGGTGGATTAAGTTCTTGCTCAAGTTTTTTACTATGCTCCTTATTTACAAAAGATGGATTTAATTTTTCTTTAAATCTAGAAAACGTTAAATTAAAAAAAATCGGAGAGCATTTCCAAATCATAGACGAAAGAGATATTAAATAATGTCCAATAAAGTATTAATTCGAGAATTCTTTGCATTGTGTCCAAATGGTATTTGCAAAGATAATTTATCAGAACAAGATAAAATCAATGTAAAAGAAAATGATGCTGTTTACCTAACAGGTGTTATTCAAGCTGCTGAGACTGTTAATGGCAACAATAGAGTATATCCAAAAGAAACCCTTGAAAGAGAAATGGAAAAATACCTTCAATTGGTTCAAGAAGCCCGTGCATTAGGGGAATTGGACCACCGGGATGAAGCCGTCGTAAACCTCAAAAATGTTTCTCATTTGGTCGAAAAGGTTTGGTGGGAAGGAAACAATGTCATGGGGAAATTAAGAATTCTTAACACTCCCTCAGGACATATCATTAAAACTCTAATTAATGACGGAGTAAAGTTAGGAATTTCCTCTAGGGGTGTTGGTTCTCTAAGAGAAGAAAACGGGAAAATGCTTGTAGAAGATGATTATCAACTGATTTGTTTTGATATTGTTCAAGAACCTTCCACAACCAATGCTTTCCTTGTTAAAGAATATAAAGAAATCCAAACAACAAAAACTAGTGATAAATTAAGTCGAATTTTTGGACTTATGGAAAAAATTGTAAAATAAAATGAAAAAAAGCGAATTTAAAAAACTTGTAAAGCCAATAATTGAAGAATGCATCAAAGAAGTCCTTTTAGAAGGAAAAATCCTATCAAACATCATCTCAGAAACAATGAAAGGATTAAATCGAAATATTCCCTCCTCAGCCATCCAAGAATCAACGCAAATTCCTTCTTCGACCGAACCTTCACTAAAGAAGCAGAATCTCGCTGAACTCTCTAAAAACATGTATAACGGGGTCAATGTATTTGAAGGGCTGAATGTAAGTAACAAAAATTACGTTCATCCTAATGCAACGGTGGATAAGGTGTCTGAGGGTAGTTCATTGCCGCCTTTAGGAATGGACCCAAATGATGCGGGTATTGACATTAGCATGTTTTTTGGGAAATAAAAAATGAAAAAAAAGACAACCTCCCTTGATTTATCAAATGAAGAAAAAGAAAGTATGGTTGCTTCTTTAATTTCAAACTCTATTTTTGTAGGTGATTCTTCGGTTCGTAGTGGAAAACTTCTTCGCAAAAGAAGAGATAAGTTCCGTTCTTTAATACCTATATTAAAAATGAAGATATTGAATCGAGAAATGTTATCGGAAAATAGAAATATTAGAATCAAATTAATAAAAGGATAGAAAATGTCTGTTAATGCAGAAGTAAAATTGAAAAGGGGTGAGTCTCAAGAGAAGTTACTCAAGAGGTTCAAAAAGAAAGTGTCCAAAGCAGGCGTAATCAAGGAATTTCTGGAAAGGAGATATTTTGTTAAACCTTCTGAGAAGAAAAGAAAACATAAAGAAAAAGTTAGACATTTAAGGAAAAAAGAAAATGCTAAAAATAAGTAATGAAGAGTGGCAGAAAGCTTTAGTAAAAATTCAAGATTATTGTGACGAACATTTGGCTGACAAAACTGAATATTCGACAAGAAGTTTGGATGATGACCATGGATGCCCACAACCAATAACATCATATCAACCTGACAACTCTGAGGATAAAGGCACAGATGTTTTATGGAATGGAAGACGTGTTCTTTGGTGTTATCCGGCTGAACCTGATGAAGGGAAGTCACTGAGGGAAGGTGAAAATATTCCGGTGGCTTGTTTGGGGACGACTTTTTGGTGTATTATTCATGCGTTTAAAGAACTTGGTTTGGAAAAAGAAATAACAAAAAAAGAAATTGGGACTTTAAAGACCGTGTCCTTGTTAAATTCAAATGGAATTGCTCAGGCATTTGTTAAGTTAGGTTGGGCGAAGGGTTTATTTACAGACCCAAATATTGCTCAAGAAGGTGATGTTGGTGTTATTGGGTATGAAGGTGAATTACCACATCATTGGTTCTTGGTTGCTCCCAACCCACATATAGAAATTTATAATAAAAAAGCACTTGATACATGGGCTGCCTCACCATTAGCAGAAGGAGCCGGTTATGATTACTGGTTCAAGAACAAAACAAATAACAAAGGAAAGAAAAGGTATTGGATTCTAGCAAGACCTTTCGCATAAAATGAGCAACGCAAATTTTAGAAAATACCCCATAGGGGAACAAAAATACATACTTTCTAGATTTCTTGATACATCTGGTAGCGGCATTGGAATAAAAAACGCCAACGAAGATTATTCCTCAGCAGTTCAACGTTTTTATATTCAACCTCCTAGTGGCTCAATTTATAGAGTGTCAAGAATTCTAATAAACATTAAAGATTCACCTACTTTTAGAGCAGAAAGATATGGTTCGTTAACCGAGCTAACAAATGGCGTACAAATAAAATATAAAGATGATAATGGAGGAGAAACAGACTTTACTGATGGTGCCTCAATCAAGACAAACACTGATTGGTCTATTTTCTGTACTTTCTTATTCAAGGATATAAAGAAGGCAATGGTATATAATTTAAATAAAATTGGAGTAAAATAATGAGTACACATCATGGAGTAGGCATTGGACATGCTGCATCATATCAAGTTTCAGGGCATCCTTGGTTAACGGGTTCATATATTGATGTTGGAACAGAAGTAAAACTTGAATTTCCTTTTGTAACAAAAAGCATCACAATCCTTAACACAGGAAGCAACACCCTCAGAGTTCATTTTGATACAAAATCAAACACTCTTGTATATGACAATAATCATTACATCACATTAACATCTAATTCAAGTTTTACTTATGATGTTAAATGTAGAGAGATTTATGTATCTAATTCTAGTTCTGGTGGAACTGGTATTGAGGTATATGCAGAATTAACTCGTATTGATAAAAATAGAATGTATCAACTTACAGGTTCAGGAATTAACATTTAATGAGTGGTTATAATTACGGTTCAACATCATCTACAGGTTCTTCCACAACTACTGGCTTTCAAACAGCATATGAAGCGAATTATACATCGGCTGTTTCTCAAAGTTTTATCTCAGGTGATGGAAATAAAACCATTGATGGAAAAACATGGGAAGCTGTTAATACAGCACAAGCCACAACATGGGGTTTGGATGGAAGTACAGGGTTAGAATGGACTCTTCCATCTAATTCTACAAGTTTTGATTATGGAACAAGAACAAGCCCCATTTTAAGAACCCTCATCACAAATTTATTTTCTTCTTTTGATATTTCGAAACATTATCTCAAATTAACAGTTCAATTTGATTTTACTTCAACAACAAACTGGGACACAGTTATGGCGGTTTTTGAAAGAAATGCCGGAACTGGTGGAGAAATGATAATTGGAATGATAAGAGGGAAAACCACAGGTCCAACTGATAGATGGGGCATGTATGGAGGTTCATCTGGAACATATTTCACAGAAGATACAAATAGTATCTCAGGTGATGTTCTGCAAATTGAACTTTTTGATAAAGGTGCTTATTTTAGAACAGGAGTTTATAGTGGTGGTTTCCCTGATGATAAAGATATGATTCAGAGAGGCATTTCCTTTTATGACAATCAAAATGAATTATCAGAAACAGCAGGTTCTAAAGCGAGACCTTTTGAACAGGATAATATGACTATTGCATTAAGTATATTCAATGGCAATAACAGCGCTATTGCCGGTAAAATTCTACGTTTAAAATTAGAGTATAGGGAAAAGTAAATTTTTATAAAGGCTCAAGTCTTTTGAGGGAATTATATCTAGTTAAGGTGGAACGAACAGAGTATGTCGAAGTTACAAATAGGTTCATCAGTTAAGACATATTTCGTTCAGAATTTAGATGAAGTTTATATCTACAATGGCTCTGCCTGGGTTAAACTTCCCACACTTTTTAGCCATAATGACCTTATTAACCAACAAGGTGGTATTGCCGGTCAACGTTATCACCTAACTCAAGCACAACATGATACTCTAACTGATGGTAGCGATGCTTCTTCATATCACAACCATGATTCTCAGTATTATCGGCATCAAGAAGTCGGAAGAATGCATTCAGGTTCCGGTAATTCCGATGGCACTGTTTCCGCTTCAAAAGCAGGTGATTTTTATCTTGACACCGATAACAACAACATGTTCTTTTCTACTGGTTCTGGTGTTACTTCCTGGTATCTAATGTAATCTTAGTTATTAACAATTAATGATACCTTTGAAAGGCCCCTTTTGGGGCCTTTTTTTTTTACTCAACGAACTTTTAAAACAAAAAAAACTATTTATTTGTAAATTTAATAGTTTAAATTATTTTGAATTGAAAAATAACATTGGAAATTATATAAATGTCAAATATGTTAGAACAGGCAATTATTGACGCAGATGAATTAAAAAATTCTGCAAAACAACTTGCTGAACAAACAATTATTGAAAAATATTCTAAAGAATTAAAGAGCACAATTAATGAATTGCTTGAGCAAGAAGATTCACTTGGTTTTGAAGACGAAATGGACCCTGAAATGGCTGGTGCTCCAACTGATTTAGGAATGGAAGAGCCTGAGGGTGAAGTTTCTTCAGAATTGCAGTCTCAAATACCATTGGTCAACACAGATGAATTTAATTCTCTTGAAAGAGATGATGAAGAAATTACAATAAATTTTGATGAATTGAAACAAGAAATCGAAGGGGAGATGATGAATCAACGTCAAGCTCCTCTTGAAGCAGAAGCAACAATCCCAATTAGCATTACAAATGATACTGAATCTGCTCCGATGTCTTCTGCTCCTTTAATGGAAATGGAAGATTTGGATGAAGAGTTAAACTTCCCTTACAACATTGTTTCTCATGGTCATCTTGGTGCGCCAACTAGTAAAGAATTGGAACATGTTGATGAAGTTGCGAAAGCAAAACAAGTCCAAGGTTTAGAAGAAGAAGTAGAAAACCTTGAAGAACAAATTAAAATCCTAAAAGGAAGGCAAAGCCTTTTTAGGAAACAAAATGCAAAATTGAAAGATATTGTACAAAATTTAAAAGAATATGTAAATCAAGTTAACACCACAAATGCTAAGTTGCTTTACACAAACAAAGTCTTGGGAGCATCCTCCTTGAATGAGCGACAGAAAAAGTCAATGATTAAACAAATCACTGAGTCAACATCTGTCGAACAAGCAAAAATTGTATATGAAACTCTTAAACAAACAATGGGCGATTTAAAATCTAACACAAAATCACCAAAATCATTGCTTGAAGCTGTTTCAGGAAAAAACAATTCAGTCTTGACTGCAAATTCTCAAGAAACCGAAGATGCCATCGTTGAAAATAAAAAGCATCGATGGAAGAAATTAGCAGGAATTTTATAAAAGGAGAAAATGAATAAAATGTCCGTATTAGAAAAATTAGGAAAAAATATTCATTTTCGTGACCTCTCTCAAGAAAACTCTGCCCTTGCTGATAAGTGGCAGAAAACTGGTCTTCTAGAAGGTCTCGATAATGAAGTTACACGACAGAATGTATCTGTCTTACTCGAAAACCAAACAAAACAGTTACTAAAAGAAAGTTCACTCATGGCTCGTGCTGGAGGTGGTGATGTAGAAGGTTTTGCTTCTGTTGCATTCCCCATTGTTCGACGTGTTTTTGGTGGTCTTATTGCTAATGACCTTGTGTCTGTTCAACCCATGAGTTTACCCTCAGGACTTATCTTCTTCCTAGATTTTAAGTTTGCATCAGAAACCACTTCTCGTCTATATGCAGACGTTAATAAATCCATTTATGGTGGTGGCGTTGTTGGGTCTCAAATTACCGGTGGTGTTAAACTTACTGGTTCATTTGCTGAGAAAGGATTTTATCACCTTAACCAAGGTTATTCATCCCCCACTGGCTCAGGTAACATTAACCTAACCACTGTTCTTTCTGGAACTTATGGTGGACAAGTTAATGGTGACACTGGTGGAACCTTCTCAGAAGAACTTATGAAACTTTGTAAGTTTGACCCTGAATTTGTCTCTGGAACCACAAACGTTGCTGTTGCAAAAGGAACCCTTTCTGACTTTGATATTTCAGGTTCTTCATTCTTCAGTGATGAAAACCTTATTTCTATCATGGTATCATCCTCAGATGGTCATGGAAAATGGGCTGCAACTGATGACCTTCAAGTTCGAAGACTAACTGATTACTCTGGTTCTGCTAAAACCGAAGTTCTCTTGTTTAATGTCTCTTTTGACGGTTCACGAACACCTACACAACTATCAGGTGCTCAAGGTCCAATGCCAAACTTCACTTTCCCAATTGTTGATAACTTCCAAGCTGGTGGTGCTCTTGGTTCTGTCGCTGGTCAAGATAATTGGGGTCTTGAGGCTGATGCTGGTATTCCCGAAATCGACATCAAGGTTGATTCAATTGCGGTTACTGCTCAGACCAAAAAGCTAAAAGCAAAATGGACTCCCGAATTGGGTCAAGACCTTTCTGCTTATCACAACCTTGATGCTGAAGTCGAACTCACTCAGATTCTTTCCGAAGAAATTGCTCTTGAGATTGACCGCGAAATCATCGTTGACCTCATTAACGGTGCAACTGCTGGAACTTATTACTGGGCACGTTCACCCGGTATGTTCCTCAACCGAGAAACTGGTCTTGAAATTGGTGCAAATACCAAAGCTCCTGACTTCACCGGAAATGTTTCAGAATGGTATGAAACCCTTATTGAAACCGTAAATGACCTTTCAGCCGTCATTCACCGCAAAACCCTTCGAGGTGGAGCAAACTTCCTTGTTCTCGGACCTGAAACTGCTGCCATTCTAGAAATGACAAACGGCTTTAAAGCCACCATTTCTTCTGATGCAGATAAAGGTACTGCTGGTGCCTATAAAGCAGGAAGTATTTCCAAAAAATGGGACATCTGGGTTGACCCCTATTTCCCTCGCAACCTAATCCTTGTTGGACGCAAAGGCTCCTCATTCCTCGAATCAGGATATGTTTATGCTCCTTATGTGCCCCTACAAGTCACACCGGTAATCTTTGGGCCCGAGGATTTCACGCCAAGACGAGGGGTAATGACGAGATATTCTAGAAAAATGGTTAAGCCTGACCATTATGGTTTGGTCGTTGTTCGTGGAATGCTTGGTGAGAGCGGCACTTAATAATAGTGTTATAATTTAATTACATTTTAAAGTAATTGATTAAACCCCACAAGACTTTGTTTTTGTGGGGTTTTTTTTATTTAATATCTCTTGACATCTTGTGAGAATCATGCTATGGTTTATATACCTTGCAATAACGCAAGGACGTGATATTTTGGTATAAAAGAGTTTAAAATGAGTTTTCAATGTGTGATTTGTGATGAGATTTTTGTTAAAGCTAGGGGATTTGCTTCCCATTTACAAATGAAACATGGGTTAAAAACACAAGAGTATACGATAAAACATTTATATAATGGTGAAAGACCTTTGTGTTCTGAGTGTGGTGATGAAACCAGATATGTTTCTTTTACATTTAAAAAGTATTGTAAAAAACATGCAAATTTAGGTTCTGCTGAGGGGCGTAACAAATTTAAACCTGGTGATGTACCCTGGAATAAGGGAAAAACCAAGGAAACAGACGAAAGGTTACAAAAATACTCCGAAATGTACTCTGGTGAAGGGAATCCTTTCTATGGGAAAAAACACACTCAAGATTCCATTCAGAAAATGAAAAGTTATGCATTATTAACGGAAAATGAGTTTAACGAAAGGGTTTCGACCTTGGAAGAGAGTTTTGTTGTTCAAACAACATATGACGATTATTTTTCTAGACAAAAACAAAAATTAGAACTTGTTTGTAAAAAATGTAATAAAGGTAATTTCAAGACTTTAATGGCTTTAGAAAGAGGAAGTCGATGTAGATATTGTTTTCCAATTCCCAAAAACTCTTTACAACAAGAAGAAATCAAGGATTTTCTTTTGGAAAATAATATAGAATTTGAATATAACACTCAAAAAATTATTAATCCAAAAGAACTGGATTTTTATTTTCCCGAAAATAATTTTGCTATTGAATATAATGGTTTATATTGGCACACAGAGGAATATCTTTCTAAATCCGCTCATCGTCAAAAAACAGATTTATGTTCAGAAAAAAATATTCAACTGTTTCATGTATTTTCTGATGAATGGAAAAACAAACAAGAAATAATTAAATCTATGCTGCTTCACAGATTACATAAGTCTCCAAATAAAATTTACGCAAGAAGATGCATCATTAAGGAAGTTTCTGTAGAAGAAAGAAGAAACTTTTTTAACAAAACTCATATTAGTGGAGATACTGGTGCGAGAGTATGCTATGGTTTATATCATGATAATTTATTAGTGGCTTGTTTGTCACTAAGAGTTCCCATGCAAAACAAAAACAACAAAATTGAGATTTCTAGATACGCTTGTGAACTTAATACAAATGTTGTTGGGGGATTGAGCAAGCTTTTAAAAAAGGCAAAAAAGTACTCGAAAGATAATGGGTTTTCTGGTATAATGACATATGTTGACATGAGATTTGGTGTTGGCAAAGGATATGAAGAAACTGGATTTAAATTTAAAAGAGATACGGTCTTAGATTATTGGTACACAGATTGGAAGCAAAGATTTTCTAGAACAAAATTTAAAGCTCAACCAGGAAAATCAGAAAAACAAGTTGCTGAGGATGATGGTGTGTATAAGATTTATGGCTGTGGTTCAAAGGTATATGAGTTAGAATTCAATGAATAAAAAGAAGAACAAAATGAAAGCAGGTGATGTTTTTTTATCACATGATGAAACAAGGACTTATATGGTCCTAGACAATATCAACACAAAAGATAAAAAGAAAAGCAAATGGTTGTATAAGGTCTTTGACTTCAAAACAATGAATGTCATAAGATTTTCATATAACGTTGATTGTTATACTTCCATTTATGAATTCATGAAATACGAAGAGCAAAAAAAATAAGAAAAATTCCTCATAAAGTGTCCCACAAATAGCCTTCCTTTCTCAGTAACTATTTACTTGTAAATTGCTATTGAGGAAACAGTGAATGGCCCTTCCATCTTTAACTCCTGTAACAGTCACAAGTCGAATTGTTTTAACATCTACTGGTTCATATACCGGTGTTACAGAGAGTGTCTTACCTTACGGAACCTACGTCAATTCCTCAGTTCCCCTTGCAGAAAAAAACGAATTCATTTCCGGTGCAGTTGGTCAAGTTGCGTTCACTTACAGAATGTTGGGTGGAGCAGTCTTGGATATTGAATTAACGCCTGAGGATGTATATTCAGCATATGAAGATTCATGTTTGGAATACTCATATATTGTAAACTTGCATCAAGCCAAGTCAGTTCTGCCAACTTTGTTAGGAAAAGAAACAGGTTCATTCGACCATCAAGGACAATATCTTTCTGGTAGTGTATTATCAGGTACATTGTCAGGTTCAAATGTTGCTTTAAAGTTTCCCAAAATGCAATTTGGATATGTTAATAGATATGCAGATGGTGTTGGGACTCAAGTTGGAATTGGAGGAAATGAGACTTTATATTCAGGGTCTATAGCTCTACAAGGTGGCAAACAAAGTTATGATTTGCAAGCATTGCTGTATACATCGTCTTTGTCTTCAGGTGAGCTATATTCAGGAAAAATAAAGAACAAGAAAATAAGAGTGAAAAAAGTATATTATTTATCTCCGAGAGCAGTTTGGAGATTTTATGGTTATTATGGTGGATTATCATCTATTGGCAATTTATCAACATATGGTCAATATGCTGATGACTCAACATGGCAACTTATTCCTGTTTGGCAAAACAAGGCTCAGGCTGCTGCATTTGAAGATGCGATAAGAACAAGAATCTCTCATTATTCTTATAAAATAGAGAATAATAAAATAAGGGTTTTTCCGGTTCCAGATAGAAGTTTCACTAAGTTGTGGGTTGAGTTTATTGTTGATGAGAATCCTTGGGAGGAGAGTGAGGGTTTTTCTCAGGGTGTTGATGGAATAAATAATGTGAATACACTGCCATTTGCTAACATTTCTTATAATAGTATAAATTCGATGGGTAAGCATTGGATTAGGAGATATTGTTTAGCAACTTGTAAAATCATTCTTTCTCAGAATAGAGGAAAGTTCCAAACTTTGCCAATTCCTGGAGAATCTGTGACATTAAATCATGGTGAGTTGGCTTCGCAAGGAAAAGAAGAGCAGCAAAAACTTAAAGAAGAATTGAAAACAATTCTTGATGAATTAACATATGCAAAAATCGCTGAGATTCAGGCACAAGAGGCGGAACATATAAATCAAGCCTTAACAAAAATGCCAATGTATATGACAATGGGATAAGCAATGTGTTTATCAATATGATAACAGGATGAATTATGAAAATAAAAATTAAAAAAACGCTCAACGAAGGCTCAAGGTTTCACTTAAATCCTGTATTCAAAAACCCTTCTTTATATTTTAATTCAGAAGAATTCCGACAAGAGTTGAAAAGAATAATTTCGAATTATCTTAAAAGAAAAGGTCAGCAAATACCAGAAGATGAATCTGTTTTAAACAATATGATTGTAAATGCAAAAAAAGCATTAATAAAAAAAGTCTCTATCTATCTAGATAATGAAGAAAAAATTGAGGCTTTAAATTGGTTTATTAGTAGTCTTTTAGAAGATACATCAATAATAGAAAGATGGGCAATGGGTCTTGACCAACGATACAAAGATATTATAGAGACTATAATAAAAGATAGAAAATTTTATAAATATATTTCCCTTGAAAAAGTTAAATACAAAGATATTCCTCGGATTGGGGAATTATTGATTAAACAATCGGCCAATAGAATTTTACCATCCGAAAAAATGGAATTAGAGCGATATTTTCAATAGGAAATAATTTATGTTTTCAGAAGACTTAAATAAAAAAATTGAAGTTCTTTCAGAAAGAGAAAAAAAAGAAGAACAGCAAAAGTTAAAAGAAGAACTTAAGACAATCTTGGATGAATTAACATATGCAAAAATCGCTGAGATTCAGGCACAAGAGGCGGAACATATAAATCAAGCCTTAACAAAAATGCCAATGCATATGACAATGGGATAAAACATGTTTACAGATGATTTAGATAAAAAAGTAAAATCTCTTTCAGAAGAAGAAAAGCTTATTGCCATAAAAAGGGGTGTTGAGTTAGTTTTACCTAAATTTGAAAGTATGTTAGAACAGGATTTCATTGATGATGTCAAAAATTATTCAGAGATGTCAAAATCAATTAATTATGTGAAGCAATGGTTGTCTCCAGACAGTCTTCCAGAGGAGATAATCAAGACAGAAAAAAGAAAACTTAGAAAAAAAGAAGAAGATTGCACTCTCCCCGATGATTCAGCAATCAAGTTTAAAAACTTCTTCTTTTCTTTATCTGTTTTGTTTGATATTATTGGTCAAATAAGAAAAAAAGGAATGACGCTGTTAACCTTTAAGAACATATTGTTTTGGTTTGACATGATAATGGGAAAAATCCCCGGCCTTGAAAAATATAAAGGTGTGGATATATTAAATGTTTTGCAAGAAAGAAAATCATTCTCTCGGATAAAACAAATTATAAAAGAAGAAATCAAGCTCCTTATTGAATCTCGACGTCGAGGACTGGCTCGACGAAGGCACCAAACAGCGCAAAACCTACGACACAACATCAAATTCTTGAGAAAAAAATCCGCGACAAACAAACAGAGCACCTTCGCAAAATGGTGTTCCGCGATTGGTTTAACTATGTCGGACCTTAATAGAATAAAACCATTGAAAACAAATAGAATAGTGAAAAAAGTTGGTAGAGGGACACATGGTTTTATTTTTCTCTTAGATGACCATACAGTTTTAAAGATTGCTCATTTTTATGGTGATGATTTAGAAGATGCAAAAAAAATCAAATCAGATGCTTTTTCTGGTGAGGGTTCAACTGGTAATCCAAACATTATTGATTATGGGGAGGTTATAAGAGGTGAAGTTTTTTATGTTCGCATGTCATTTCTTCCAGAAATAATGATTGAATATTTTGCAAAACTTCATCATGAACCACGATATTTAGACCATCCCTATAAGGAAGCTACTTTAGCAGATATGCAAAAACGCTTAAAGCCAGATATTAATTTTGCATATCTTATTTCATGGATTGCACATCACAATAATATTGATATAAAGACAGCTATAGAGACACCAGAGGGACAAGATAGCTTGGAAGACTATGAATATACAACTGTTCCTGTTCTAACACGGCCTCAAATATTCACTTTTGCAAACGAACTATTGGAGTTATTTCAAAAAGGATATAATCCACATGACCTTCATGCTTATAACATTGCAGTATATGAAAATGATGATTCTCCAGGAGGTTTAAGTTTTGTCTTTTTTGATAGATAATTTTAAACAAATCATAAAAGAAGAGGTTGAAAAGAGGTTGTTCGGGTTCAAGAAGTCAATTCTTTGCAAAATCTTTTTAATATGTTAGGAGAAGATTTTAAAGAGTTTTATTTTTGCCAACAAGAAAAAGGAAAATAATTCATCCTATGAGCCACGACAATCGTTGGAATAGAGAACCAGCACCCCCACCACCAATGTTTCTTGGAAAGAAAGAGAGAGACCTCGCAAAGCAGTTAAACGATGAGCTTCTGGAGAGGGTCATTGGTCAACAGATATTATATTTTGCAATTGATGATAATATAACGGACTATCATTCTTTATATGGAGAAGCCATACAAAAGAATTTTTTGCCTCCTATTCAGGTTCATGCGATGGTGACATGGGAAGGTCAAAATACTCAAACAGAGAGGTATGGTGTTGATAAGCGTTCATCAATTATTGTCAATTTTCATAAAAGAAGGTTAACAGAAGACCAAAATTTATATGTTAGAGAAGGTGATTTTGTTAAGTATGGTGAGTTTTATTACGAGATTGTTACCTTGAATGAACCGAGACAATTATTCGGACAGGTCGAGCATAAATTTGAAATATCTGCAAAATGCATCAAAGCAAGAAAAGGTTTGTTTAATGTTTAATATTAAACGTCTCATAAAAGAAGAAATTTTGAAAGAGATGGATTGGGGTGATTTAAGTTTTGATTTCGATATAGAAGACGAAGACGAAACTGAGGGAGGGTACCATGCCTCTTTAACACGTCACTCAACAAACCCTCTCCCCTCTTCAGGTGAAAATAAATATTCGCAGAAAAACAAGTTTAAGATTAAACATGCTTACCAGGAACAAGAGCCATCCCCTGCTGAATTTTCTGGTCGAGATTTCTCAAAAGAAAAGAAATATTTTAATTTTGTACCATCAATTAAAATACATTCGGAAGATGATGGTGATTATATTTTGGGGAACATTAAAATAATGTTTCAAGAAAACATTATATCAACAATAACAGCAACCGGGCAAATAGTGACTCCTGTTTCTTATAGAAAAAAAGAAATAAGTAGTTCACAAGATGAATTCTCAATTCATTTTGGCCTTAGAATTAGTGCTTTACAAGAAATGTACAACATCGCTCAACAAAAAGGTTGGGAAAATTTTGGATTCATGACTACACATATGCCAAAAGGTTTAGACGTTTCATTTCGCGGTCAAGGTCTTGCTCAAAAGGCATATGCACGATTTTTACGATATTTAAATACACAAAAAATATTACAGAAAATCTCTTCATCTACGAATATTGAAATAGATGGTATATTCTTAACATCGGGTGGTGTTAATGAAATGTTTGCAACAATAACGCCAGGGGCTAAGAAAGTGTGGCAAAGAGATTGGTCAGGAATTAATAAACAAAACTTTATTGCTTGGATATAAAACACTAACATGTCACACAACACTAAAGAAATTATATTTCAGCCATCTACAATAGAAACAATTGATTATGCCTTCTATCGTTGGCTTGATGAAGAAATGAATCTTCACTGCACAACACACAATGGATGGGAAAAAACCAATGTGTTATGGGTTTCCTCAGAAAGAGTTGCACAAATAAAACAAAACAAGGAAATCCGCGATAAAGAAGGGTCTTTGATTCTTCCTTTAATAACTGTTGAGAGAACATCTATGGACAAAGACCCTTCTTTTAAAGGAATTGTTCAGGCTCATATGCCCAATGTTCCTGATTATAAAGGTGGAACATTTATTGGTGCAAAAATATTAAATCAAGACAAAACGTCCAATTTTGCTAATGCTCAGTCTTATAGAACAAGTGAAGGAAATGTTGGTCAAGGTCAAATCAATTTTAGAACAAAAAAAGAAAAGCCGCCAGTAAATTATTTATATACATTTCCTCTACCAGTATGGTTAAAAATTAATTATCAAATCAATGTAAAGACAGAACACCAACAACAAATAAATGAATTATTGCAACCATTTATCGTTCATGCTGGTCAAATAACAAGCTTCTTTATTAACCATGAAGGTCACAAATATGAATGTTTCTTTGAGCCCTCTTTTGGTCAAGAAAATAATGTTTCTAGTATGGGTGAGGAAGAAAGAAAGTTTGAAAGTGTGATAAACATAAGAACTTTAGGTTATTTGATGGGAAGTAATAAAAATGATAAGTATCCCAAGAAAACATTAAGAGAAAATGCTGTAGAGTTTAAGATTCAAAGAGAAAGAACAATAACCGAAGACTCTCCAGAGCACACAAATCTAATAAAAAAATACAGAATGTAGTATATGACCAATAATATTATCAAACAACTCATAAAAGAAGAAATACAAAGAGTGTTGTTAGAGGCTGTTAGTTTATCTTCAGCATTTGATAAATTAAAAAAAGTAATGGGTAAAAAATTCAAAGGAATTAACTACACCTTACAACAAAACAACCAAGAACCATTAGATGAAAACGAATGGAATAGGCAAATATCAATATTATACAAAATGCTCGAAAATATTGATATTGACTCCCTTAAATCATCCCCTGATGGCACAGAAGAACAGACTAGGGGAGAAACAGAACGCTCCACCTCTGTAATTTGGATGGCAAAACAAATTCAACAATCCTCAGTTCAAGATTTTAGCTGGTATTATCAAAACTTTGATAAATTTGTTGAAAGTATTCGAAGACAACTTGAAAAATATTTTGGTTATCGAGATTTAATGTCTGAAAAGGATTTATCTGCTTTAACATTTGAGACACTAGGGGAAGTTACAAAAGAAGCAGATGATGCCATAATGCTCTTTAGGCGTGAAAGACTAACAGATGTTCATGGTGAAGTAGAAGTTTTCTCGGAAAACCATGAGGGTTGGTTTATTGCTGCATTGCACACTAAAAACGCCGCTTGCTCTTACGGTTTAGAGACAGAATGGTGTACAGCAAATCCTGAAGAAAATCATTTTGAAACGTATTATCGTCCATTTTCACCTTTGTTTTACTTTAAAAATTTAGAAACAGATGAACTTTTTCAAATTTCTTATGGAAACGACAAAGAAGAGCCTCAATTTAAAGATTCTGATGATGATGATTTACCAAAAGAGCAGCAAATCTTGTTGCATAATTTATTGTTACAGTTAGGTGTTGATAAAAAATACTATATTATTTTCTTGTACGAACACATAGGGTATTTTCCATGGACAAAAGAGTTTTTGTTAAAAACAAAGAAAACAATTGATACAAAAGGTATGGTAGCGTTTTTTTGGGAAGCTGCTCAAGATGATAACTATGAGATTAGGCGAGGAATTGCAAGAAACCCTAAAACGCCTGTTAAAATATTAACTTATTTAAGTAACGACACAAATAAAATTGTTCTTCGTTCTCTAGCAAGGAATCCTAATTTACCTATTGAATTGATGTATGAATTTGTTAATTACGAAATTGTTGCAGTCAAACAAGGACTCGCCTCAAACATAGCTACTCCTTCAGACATTTTATTAAAGCTGTACAAAGACGAGTTACATCCAAGAATATTAATGAATCTTGCAAAGAACCCCAACGTTCCAGAAGAAATTTTGGAAAACTTAGCTAGAATGCCAATTGTTGCTAAATATATTGCACAAAATCCTAATTTATCTCATAATTTAATGAGGTATTTAGCTAAAGTTGGCGACACAAGTTTAAAAATACAATTATTGTATCACCAACAATTACCCTTAGATATTTTAGAAATATTTTCCGAAGATGAAGATGAACTTGTTAGACGAGCAACATTATCCGAACAGAATGTATCAGAATATATATTATCAAAACTATCAAATGATGAATCTATTAATATTCGAGCAAAAGTCGCAAGAACAACTATGCAACCAGATCTTCTAGAAAAATTATCTCAAGATAATAATTTAGATGTAAAAACTTGGGTCGCAAGTAATCTTCATACTCCAATAGCAGTTTTGTTAAAATTATTAAAAGAAGATGACTTGAAAGAATATATTTTAGACAATCCAATATATCAAAATTATTATAATTAGTTATTAACATTAGTTTTTAATAATATATCAAGTTTGTTTGAAAATAACATCAACTATTTATGTTTGATTATTATTATATTATTTTATCGTATGGAGATATAGATGAATGCCCACAAGAAAATATAAATTTGTTTCTCCGAGTGTACAGACAAGAGAAGTTGATTTAACAACTAGACCACGTAGTAGAAATGGAATTGGAGCGTTAGTAATTGGTCGTTCCGAGAGGGGTCCAGGTCTTATTCCAGTTCAAGTTGAATCAGTTTCAGACTTCTTTGAAACATTCGGTGAACCCATCGCAGGTGGTGGAACATTAAATAATGACATCTGGAGAGATGGAAATTACTCTGCACCTACTTATGGTGCTTATGCAATGCAAGCCTATCTAAAATCTAAAGGTCCAGCAACATTTGTTCGTTTGCTTGGCGACCAACATGAAAATGCAACTTCTGCTGGTGTTGCAGGTTGGCCTCAAGATGGCAACTTCACGCCAACAACTCTTCTTTCCACAAATGCAGGAGCTTATGGGTTATTTGTTATTAACTCTGGTTCCTATGAAGATTTTGTTTCTAATACTGATTCAGCAATGACAGGTGCATTAGCGGCTATTTTCTACATGAAACAAGGTTCTTCAATTCGTTTATCAGGTGAGACAACTTATGGTTTAAACACTGCAACGGTTGCAACAGGACAAAACCCTGAATTGTCTGGTTCTGGTCAACTTATTGAAAGCACAGATACAGATAAAACTTTTACTGCGATTATTGACGAAGGTGGTTCATCCCTCACAGCTTCATTCAATTTTAATGAAGATTCTAATCGATTCATTAGAAAAGTCTTTAACACAAATCCAATCTTAACAAACAGCACAATCATTGACACTTCCTCACCCAATTATGCAAAATATTGGTTAGGACCGTCATATGAAGATTTTGTTGTTCGGCAAGTCCCCTCAGGTTCAAGTGCTGGTTCTGTTTATGGTGTTATTGTTCCACTTCTTTCTGGTTCTGCCCATGGTGGTGATTTTCAGTTTAAAGGAAAGCGTTCAAAATCAGGTTGGATTTTTGGACAAGATTTATCTTTGACTCCAGCAGCCTATATGCCCCAAAATATGCCTAAATTGTTCCGTTTTAATTCATTAACGGCTGGTGATTGGGAACAAAAAAATCTAAAAGTTTCAATTTCTAATATTAAAGCTTCCAAAAATCAAAGTGACCAATATGGTGTGTTTGATGTTGAGATTCGTAAAGTTGATGATAATGACCAAAGCAAAAAAGTTGTTGAATACTTTGCAAACTGTTCATTAAATCCATTTGCGCCAAATTATATTGGAAAGAAAATTGGTGATAAATATAGAGAGTGGAATTATACCAAAAGAGCATATGTTGAGTATGGTGATTATGACAACAACTCCAAATTCTTTTATGTTGAAATTGCTGAGGATGTGAAGCAAGCTCTTACAGACCCAAGGTTACTTCCTTTTGGTTTCTATGGAACTCCAAGGTTTAAAAAAGTAGGGATGCATAGAAGGGGAACAACAGATTCTACATTTGTATCAAATGCCGGTTTCGTTCGTGGTTCTGGTTCAATGCCACATGCTCCTTCAGGCAGTCATTTTGGTGGAGAAGGCTTAACAATGGGGATTAACGATGCATCCTCAATTCTTCATAGACTTGATGTTGACAATGTAACAGCATCATTTGCTTTCCCCAAACATCCGTTAATTCTTACTGCTTCAGAAGTAAACACAACCAAACCTACAGATGCTTATTTTGGTATCAATGTTTATAGAAATGGTTCTACAAGACTTCTAGCAAAGAACCACATGGATATTGTTAGAGCATTACCAGAAAATTATGATGAAGACTCAACTGGTGTTGAAACATCATATTACTTCTCTTTGGATGATGTTCGTCAATATTCTGCATCAAGCGTTTATTATGCTGATGCAACATATGAGAGTGGTTCTCGTGTCTTGGGACAATCAATCACTGCAATTGGTTCTGTTTCTCCGTTAGCTGCTTCTTCAACATCTTCTTATGAAGTTGTATTAGATTCCGGCTTCAACAAGTTCACATTACCTGTATATGGTGGTTTTGATGGTCTTGATGTGGCTGAGAAGGAACCTTTTAGAAACTCCAAGACCCTAAACGGAACAGAAACAACCAACTATGCTTATCATAGTGTTCAAAGAGCTTTAGATGCAGTTTCAGATAGTGAAGTTGTTGAATATGATGTTGCTGCAATTCCTGGTATTTCGAATGAGTCATTGACTCGTAAATTGCTTGATATTTGTGATAAAAGGTCTGATGCCTTAGCTGTTATTGATTTGGAAGGTGATTATGTCCCTCCAACTGAAAATACAACTGCTGAGAGTGGACGTAGGGGTGATGTTGACACGACAATCACAAACCTTAAGAATCGCGGCATCAATAACAGCTATGGTTGTGCTTTTTATCCTTGGGTAAAAATCCGAGATACTATTAATGATAATATTGTTGATGTGCCTCCTTCAGTTGTTGCTTTGGGAACATTTGCAACGACAGATGCAAAGAGTGAGCCTTGGTTTGCACCTGCTGGTTTTAATCGAGGTGGTTTGTCTTTGGGTGTTGCTGGACTTCCTGTTGTTGGTGTGAAAGAAAAACTGACTAAAGAAGACCGTGATAAACTGTATGAGGCAAATATTAACCCGATTGCACATTTCCCTAATGAAGGTATTGTTATCATGGGTCAAAAGACTCTGCAAGTGACACCATCTGCATTAGACAGAATTAATGTTCGTCGATTAATGATTTTGGCAAAAAAGAGAATTTCAACAATTGCAAAAACCCTATTGTTTGATAATAATGTAAAGTCAACTTGGGTAAGATTTAAAGGTCAAGTGGAGCCTTATCTCAGAAGTATTCAAACTCGTTTTGGATTAAGTGATTTTAAAGTTGTTTTGGACCAATCAACAACAACTGCTGATTTGATTGATAGAAACATTATGTACGCTAAAATCATGCTCAAACCTGCTCGTTCTATTGAATATATTGCTATTGATTTTGTTATTAGCAATACCGGAGCATCATTTGAGGATTAATTTATAACGATTTCGTTAAATAATTCTATTTATTGGGTGAGACCTAAAAAATCTCACCCATTTTTTATTCACATTTTTTTTTATAATATTTAGAGGATTATAAAATGTCATTTTGGACAGACGCAACTCAAAAAGACCCCAAAAGGGCATTTAGGTTTCTGGTAACTGTTGGTGCCCCCGAATTTGGTGGGACCATGTTTTATGCAAAGAAGGTTTCCAGACCCAAATTCACAACTACAGAAGTAAAACATGCTTATCTAAACTATGAATTCTATTTTCCAGGTAGAGTTCAATGGGATACTGTAACAATTACAGTTGTTGACCCAACTGAACCTGATATTGCACAAGCAATTGAAGAGTTGAAGTTAAAAAGTGGTTATCAAATTCCTGTTAACCCCAACAGTCGCGTAACCATCGGCAAAAACCGTGCCCATGCTGCTTTAAACACCGTTCTTATTGAACTTATTGATTCTGATGGGAATGCTGTTGAAGAATGGGAACTTCATAATGCTTGGCTTAAAGACCCCACATTTTCAGAACTTTCATATGAAGATGATAACCTAACCACAGTTGATTTGGTTATTCGTTATGATTGGGCTGATTTATTGCCTACTTCGAGAAATAGCCCTCTCCTCTTAACTTAAACATTTGGTGATTTATGAGAAACAACGAAGATAGATTTAATTTTAAAGAGGGTCATGAAGCTCCTCCACTTATGGTAGAAGAACAAAAAAAGTCTTTTCAATTTGCTGTGCCAACAGAGATTGTTGAGTTACCTTCTGAAGGGAAGTATTATCCCGAAGGTCACATGTTACATGGTTTGGAACAAATTGAACTAAAACATATGACAGCAAAAGAAGAAGATATTTTAACATCAAAGACTCTACTAAAAAAGGGTCTTGCTTTTGATAAATTGCTTCAAAACCTTATTCAAGACAAGAAAATCAATTCACGTTGGTTGTTGGATGCGGATAGGACAGCACTTTTGATTGAGGCAAGAAAATCGGGTTTTGGTGAGTTATATGAGACACAAACAACTTGCCCTTCTTGTGGTGAATTGGTGAATGTTGAAACGGACTTGGAAGAGAACGTTTTTTACAACAAAGAGCAGAAAACACCGGAAGAATTAAATGTTGAGATGACCCCTCAGAAGACTTTTTTGATGAACCTTCCAAGATTAAAATTGCAGGTTGAGTTTAGGTTGTTAACAGGTGAAGATGACAGTCATTTATTCAAAATCTCAGAAAAACAAAAAAAGCACAAGAAAGGTGAAAAACACTTCACGAATCGATTGAAACAAATTATAGTTGCGGTTGAGGGAGATACAGATAAAGGTTTGATTAATCAATTTGTAAATGCTGTGTCTTTGTATGAAGCTAGGTTAATTATGGATGTTTATTCACAGATAAGTCCTTCAGTTGTGATTGAAGGCGAAGTATCATGCAATGAGTGTGATTATGATGGGTTGCTGGAGGTGCCCATCACCAAGGACTTTTTTTGGCCTGAGTAATGAATATATTAAGCAAGTTTATGAACAACTGTTTTTGTTAAAATATCATGGAGGTTGGTCATTTATTGAAGCATATAACCTTCCAATAAAGATTCGAACATGGTTTTTAAAAAGACTTTTGCAAGAAATCGAAAAACAAAACGAAGAAATGAAAAAATAACAAAAATAAAATTGGGCTGGATAACCAGCCTTTTTTTGTATCTGATTAGTTATTATTGAAGAATAACATGAGAACAATTTTATGTCAAAGACAGTAGAAGAAATTGAAGCAGAATTATCAAAAAATAAAGATGCTTTTGAAGCTTTAAGAACATCATATGAAAATCTTAGTAAAGAACAGTTAAAACTTCTAAAGCAAAAAGAAAAAGAACTTATTTTCACTTCAGATATTCTTGACAAAACAAAACTTGCCAAAGAAATAGAAGAACAAAGATTGGTTGTTGCTCAAGCCGCTGCCAAAGCCCTTGAAAACGAAAAAAAATCAAATAACACACTTTTAGAACAAATTGAAGAAAAAATAAAGAAAACTAAAGAAGCTCAAAAACTCTTAGATGATAAATGGTATACAACAGGCGAACTCTCTTATCAGGAAGATGTCAGGTTAAAGACTTTAACAAGTCAAATTCCTTTATTAGAGACACAGAAAGTAAAACTTACTGCTTCCTCTGTTGCTTTACAAGACCAACTTGACATTCATAAAAATATGGTAAAAGAATTAGAAAAAACATTAGACTTATATAAACCTCTCAAAGAATCTCAAGAATTCTTATTAAACAAAGGAAAAGACTTAGCCTCACAATTCCTAAACATTTCCAAAAATTCCTCTAAATTTTTTGATAATCTTAATAAAACTGATATGAAGTTTTTGGAAAAAGCTTCATTTGCTGTCACAAACATCGCAAAAGGTTTTATGTCGATGATTACCATACCAGCAATTTTAGGAAAAATCTACACAGCTTCCAAAAATGTCGTTCTTGAACTAGAATCACAAGCTGCTGCACTTGCTTCTGTCACAGGTCAACAAAGAAAGTATGAAGATGAATTATACGAATCATCAATCTCCAATAGAGAATTTGGATTAGGACTCTCAGAAACAAACGAATCCTTCAAAGCATTATACAAAAATCTAACTAACCTAACCAAAATATCCTCCGAGGGGCGAAAAGAATTAGTTTTATTTGCTTCTAGGATGTCCATGTTGGGCGTTCAAAATGACACCACAGCCTCTACCCTTGACAATCTCTCGTTGGCTCTCCAGATGTCTCTTTCCGGTGCTAAAGGGCAGATGCTTGAGATAACTGCTGTGGCACAAGATTTAAATATTGATGTTGCAAAAGTGCAAACAAGTTTCCAGGAGACATTTCCGGAATTGGCTGTGCATGGCAAGAAAGGGATTGAGGTGTTTAAGAATCTCCAGGCTGTGTTTAAAACTACAGGGGTTGAAGCAAAGACTTTGTTGGGTATTTTTGGTGAATCGATGAACACCTTTGAGCAAAGTGCTGAGGTGGCAGGTAAATTAAATGCTATTCTCGGAAGGGACATGTTTAATTCCATTGATTTATTGAGGGCCAAAGAAGGAGAAAGAATCCAAATGATTGTGAGGGGTTTGCAATTATCTGGTAAAAGATTTGCTGATATGGGGAGGTTTGAGAGGTTAGCAATTGCAAATGCAGCAGGAATCAAAGACATGAATGTTGCCATGAGATTGTTCAATATGAACATGGATGAATTGGCTGTTCATCAGGCAAAAGCAGAAAAAGCAAAAGAAAACCAAGAGAAATTCAATGCAGCAATAAAACATTCAAACACATTTATGCAAAAATGGAAGATATTGTGGCAAAATCTTGCTGTTGCTGTTCAGCCAGTAGTTTGGTTGTTAAATCAGGTTGTTGATTTGGTTTCTAGTTTATTATCTTATTTTAAGGGGTGGACATGGGTCATTGTTTTACTTGCTATAGTCATAACCAAATTAATAATCGCAAAAA